CTCATAGTCGACCCTAAAAGGGAAGACCCAATGTACAGTGACTAGTAGTCTCTGCACACCCAGCTACGCTTCAGTGCGAGGGCGTAGCGCCTTGGAGTCATCTCCAAGTGCTCCCGGTCAATCGATGGAGAACCGATCTTCCGATAGCACTTCGACAGCGCCGCTTCCCCTTCCAAGGGGTCGCTAAGCCTCGGAGTCGTAGGCACCCACACGAGATGTTCCCATCTCATGAGGCGCTTGTTCCACCGAGTGGGCGGTAGCCACATGCTGTGTGTAGCATGCCACCCCACTGCGGGACTTGTAGCTCGGACCGTCGGTAGCGTACCGATCAGGTCTTCGACAGCCTTCCTAAGGGCTGCCGCCGTTTTGTACAAACCCAGCTGGTAAAGCTGGTTCGCCGTCGCAACGGTACTAACAATGCCAGAGGCGTCTCCCCGATTCGTCGGCACGTCTCGTCTGAGGTAGGTCGGAGTGACCGCCTCCCCGTCGTACGCGTCCATCCCGCAACTCTCTCGGAATTTTCCTTTACCGAAAGACTTGCGGATGTTGACCTTGAAGCCTAGGGCCTCTAAGTCTTCACGAATCGCTGATGTCTCGTCTGCGGGGACAATTAAGTCGTCCCCATAGACGTATACGGCCCGTGACATCTTGTGCACGGCCGCACGAGTAGGATAGTGACCGGCTCTGACCAACCGAGAGGCAATAATGCTGGTATAAAAGACTAGCGCCTCAACGGGGAAGCAGAGTGCGGAACCCATAGACGCGAACTTCCGGAGGGGTATAATCCTCCCGTCGGGAAGCTTCGCACGCATAGACCGGCAGGCGTCCACGAGGCCCCTGAATTGGGGATGACTCGCGAACAATCGCTGGTAGTGCGCCATGGAGACCCTATCGCTGGCTTCGCTCATGTCCATGGTGGCCAAGGAGCCATCAGCGGACGCTCGCAACGCCAAATCCTGGTTTACACCTTGATCGCGGAAATTAACGCGACCACGGCAAAGGGAGGATCTCTCGATCTGTCCCACCAGGTACCGCGCCAAGCCCTGCTGCACAAACTGCATGCAGACTGGCTCAACAGCGATGACTCTAGGAGTCTTCAGAGTCTTCGGGACAAAAACGACCTTCACAGGTGGTTCGTCCTCGGGCTCAAGAGTCTCCGGTTTACAACTGTCGTCCGGGGCCTCCGAAGAGATCCCTTTCGCGAAACGCTGGAATGTAATTCCAACGTCGTCCAGTCGTTTAAACCACGTTTCGAAGCGCCACTTGGCATTGCCAAGAACGCCTTCTTGCGTGGCACCCGGCCCATGGTCGGGAGTGATTTCGTCAAGGACGTCCTCACCCAGGGCGATGTCGCTGATAAGTATGTCAGCAACCGCCCCAAACCGATCCCATAGTTTCCCGGTTGGGGAAAGCTCTACAGACTCGTCGCAATCGACGTACGCCTGAGTAGCGGCCTTCAACCGTGCTGGAGTGCACGGCCTAACGACCTTCTTGCCGAAAAGGCAAATTTGCCTCACGGCCCGAATGCAGTCTACTGCAGGTGCGGCCAACAGGTCACCAGTTTCCTTGTCAAACACGCGGTACAGGAACCCCTGAAGAAATTTGGGAGTTCCGGTAGCCAGAGCCCCGAAAGGGCCAAAGCTACCAGGGACCAGCCGCCCTTCGTCTAAGCTTCTTTCGAAGCCGGCGCAGTAAGCGGCCAAGGTGATTGTTATGAATGAATCACCTTCGTGTCGACAGCGACGACGTAACGTTTCCACGTCACGCGTCACGGGGACATCACACCTTCTGCTCTCATCTTGGAGCAGATGCACGAGGAGGCTGACAAGGCTTTTCATGCTACCATCCTTTCGAGGGTGGCGGGCATCCTTGTGTGCAGCAGGACCCCCTCCAAAACCAACGCAGCGCAGAGCAGTCAGGAGGCCCCCTTGTGGGGGGCCCCCTGTCGATGGCGAAACTTACGTTTCGCCGCCGACCAGCTTAAGGATGTTCGCGTCGGTCGCCCAGTCCCGAAGGGCTTTGCCCAGGTTCTGTGCGTCCGCGAGAGTCATCCCAGCGCTGGGAAAGTCCAGGGTCAGGGTCGCCGTTCCCGAGGCCACGATATTTTGGGCCGGGACGAGCGGATCCGAGACCGCCACTGTCCGCGTAAGGCGAGCGACCACGCGATTCCGAGCCTTAAACTGGTGAGCGAGCTTGAGGTTATACTCAGCGCCGCTGTCCACCAGCTTGTAGCTGGACTCGTCGGCCGCGCGCCCGATGGCGGGCAGGGACTTCGCAACTGTCGCGTACGTGATGCTTTGGGGGTCTGCAAACACAAAGGCCTCAAGTGCTGTATGGGAAAGTTTTGACAGGCGTTACCTGCCAGTAAGGCGACTTCGGGAAATCCCGAGGGCCGCCAGAATGCTCAACTGGTACGCAGTTAGCTGCGGCAGCGAAACATTCAATCCATAGGGATTCCCGCCCCCTACACGAGCTTTGGTCCGCACGGTGCGGACTGACGTGTAAGTATGAGCGTGCGCCGGTATCCTCTTATAGAGGTTATCGACGGCTTCGGTTGCGACATTGACCGTGCACTCATCAGTGACGGTCAACTCCCTCATAGTGAAGGAGTAGTTGCAAACGAGATTATCAACCGCGTTCTGCGACAGGTTGGACATTACATCCGACACGTTGCTGAACCAGTTGATGAGCCAGGACCACGGCAAGATCGCCCATAGGGATGCAGGGGTTGGATTGGCCCCATACAACGCTGCGGACGCCCGCGCTGTCCACTGCCACGTGTCCACGTCTGGGATCCAGTAGCGGTAACCCGCGCTGAACCAGACGCGTTCGGACGTGCGACGCACTGTAGTGACTGAGGTCTTTCCGGACATATATCCGGGAGGTGGCCCCAGCACGTTGACAAACGGGGTAACCGGATAATTCACGGTTTGCCCAGTCGTCACAACCTCTGACTTCACTGTTGCCCTGCGACGGATGTTCTTTCCGTTCTCGCGCCGGATTTTATCCAAGATATTTCTAATATTCTTGGCCAGCTCGAAGAACTTCTGAATATCCCTCACGAAAGGCTTCCATCCGAAGACGATGTTCAGGTACTCGCTACCGAGCTGCTTGAAGTTCCAAAGACGCCTGTAAAGGGCCTCAGGGATACGCCGTAAAGGCGTGCCCTTGAGCCAACCCTTAAACGGGCGCGTTGGAAAATCGCGCAGCTCTGCGAGAAACTGAAAGACATCAGCTTCAGGACGGCCGGGACGCGTTCGCGCGTACCCGGTTGCGTAGTAACTCGGCATAACCGAGTCCGACGCAGCTTTTGCCGATCGAGCAGAGTCCATCAGCGACGCAAGCCCAGGCCATCCGGCCCCCATGGAAGAACATCCCATGGGACGCCAGACATCGTCAACGACGAGTGGTCCAGGCAAGAATCCGACTTGGACGGGAACCCGCCCTGCACTACCGTGGGATTTATCCTCATGGTACTGAAAGAAGGGACCACCGCCGGACCAGCCACCGCCTTTAAGGCGGCGATGGCCCTCGGATGCCAGAAGCGCGTCAAATGAATAGGTGTGCACGTACGTTTTGTCGGTGCCCTTAGTAGGGCCAGCCACGAATACTTCGTGGGCTGCCCGAACGGCCGGCAGTGACCTACCCATACGCATTGGCTCCAAGGATCCTACGGAGAGGGTGTGATGTACACTTAGAGAGG